CGGAAATCCGGGCAATTCGCACGCCTAATGCGACGCCTAAATCCGACCAAGCACTAGCCCAAAACTTTTTTCGCCATTCCTGCATTTTCCGCTTGCTAATGCTCGAAAATCCTTTACAGTGATTCTTGTCGAAACGGCGCGCAGACGCCAAACATTAGGACAGACACATGAGCACCTTCAAAGTTTACCCTCGCAAGATTTACGTCTGGCACAAGCGCACGCCCAAGACTGCGCCGCACCTCGTGTGGTCATTCGCATGGAATACCAACGCCTATCGCACTTGCAAGGATGCGGTCGCTGCAGCGCAGGCGCAATATCCCGGCGAGACCTTCAAAGCATCCTTCACTTGGTAACGGGAGCGTGACAATGAATAAAGGCATTACAATCCTCACCACATCCGATGGCCAAATGCTGATGGTAGAGCCCGTCATCAACCCTGCGCTTGACAGACGCGCGTTTCGCCGCGTGGGCAGCGCATATGAATGGGCGCATTTGTCTGACGTTGAGGCTAACGGCGCACGCGCACGTTTCTATGGCTGGGCGTCTAAGGAATTGCCTGAGAGCATGACTTGCGCCTAACAAGTCGAAACGGGCGCCAGCCCGTCACGGCGTCACGCGCCGTCTGATGAGACCAAAAACAAGGAATCGAACAACATGAGCAACACATACAACGGCTGGACCAATTACGCTACCTGGCGCGTCAATCTCGAAATCTTTGATGGAATCGACTTGCGCGATATGGATTGGCACAAGCTGGACCGATACGATCTTGGCATGGCGTTGAAGGATTATGCGCTCGACTTGGTCGAGGGCGGCGCAAACACCATTGCCCGCGAATACGCCCGCGCATTCCTGCAAGATGTCGAATGGTACGAAATCGGCGACGCCATGCGCGACGCCTATCGCGACGCATATGACATCGAAACCGAATCAGAGGAGGCTTGATCATGACCCGCAACATGACCCCCGGCGAGCTTGCCTATAATGAAGACGTGCGCCGTCAACCGACATATCACACGGGCGAGCGCCGTCCGGCGTGGGCCGCGCTTGAAACCTACGCCAAGCAATCATGGGAGCGTGACCCGACGCCCCGTGACTGGACCGTGCCCTACACCGACGTGTCGACCGTGACCGAATACGGTCTGACCCAGAAGCTTTCCAACGCCGTCCGCGTTTTCTGATGCGCGTGACGCCCATACGCCCCATCGCCCCAACGACGCGCTACCAAGCGCGTCGCCCCCCGCCCCTCCCGCAACGGAACCTCAACAATGATCGCGATCATCGAAGCCCTGCTCACCCTGATGTCCATGCTAGTCGTGGGGGCGCTCGTCGCCATGCTGGCGCTATAGATCTGGAGGTCTGACAATGGCTAAGCGAATCCGCACATATGATGATATGAACGGTTTCTATGCCGATCATAAAGTTTACCCCAAGCTGCCCGGCTTGGACCGCTACAGGCGCGCGCCCGACGCCGACCGCCGCGCGTATGGCCAAGCGGTTCTGAGCGCCAGACGCGCCTTGCAGGCCCGTGAGCTTGCCCGTGAGCTCCCGACGCACCCATGCCCCTGCGCCTCCGGCGTGTGGGCGAGCGATGGGCAGGAGATCCTGCGCGCCGTGCGCGCTCAGAATCGGAGGGCGTGATATGGTAACCGTTCAAACCCACCCCGACGCGACGCGCACCGTGAGCTACTACGGGCGCCTGCTAGGCCACTACGGCCCCGTCCGCTACAAGCGCACCCACGCCCGCGCATGGCGCTGCGTGAGCGTCCTAGGCGCGCTGGGCTACGCTAGGAACGAAGCGGGCGCCCGGCGCTGGCTGATGGAGATGGTCCCATGAGCTACTATGACGAGCTAATGGACCACTACAAGGCCGTGCGCGCTAGGTTGAACGGACCGCCCCCGGCGCCATGGCGTCAACCGCCGACGCCCGACCCTAAGCTGATCGTCGAACTCGCCGTTGAGATCGACGTGGAGCTTGAGACCGAAATTCGCGAAGAACTTAAGGCCGAGCTTAGAGACGAGGTTAAAGCCGAAGTCATAGTCGAGATCAAATCAAACGCGCCGCCTGCGCCGCCGATCGTACCCCCGCCCCGCGCCGCTAGGCGCATCGCACAAGAGGCGCTTGCGCCCCACGGCATGACCTTTGACCAAGCCATGGGTCCAAGCCGCTGCGCGCCCTACATCGCCGCGCGCACCGCCGTCTACGCCGCTCTGCGCAAACATGGGTGGTCGCTCAAGAAGATAGCGATTTTCTGCAACCGCGACCACACCACCGTCATGAACGCTTTAAACCCGAAAAAAGACCGTAAAAAATGAGCATTACAGATCAGATCCTGAGCGAGCGCGAACAGACCCACGGGCTATTCCGTGAAGTCGCCGGTTACTCGCAAGCCATCAAGAACGTCATGCGAACCTCGCGCAATTGGAACCGGCTGGACGTGGCGCAGGCGCAGGCGCTGGAGGTCATCGCCGACAAGGTGTCGCGCATCCTGTGCGGCGACCCGTCTTTTCCCGACCACTGGCAGGACGGCGCGGGTTACTTCGAACTGGTGGTGCGCGACCTGGCGCAAGCGCAGGCACCCGCCGCCATGCCCCGCGCTACTATGCCCGACAGGCCCGGCGATGAGCCGCTGGACGCGCCTGCGTTCCTGACGGAGGGCAGGCCGTGATCCTCCAGCTAAACCCTACCATACCGCTCACCACGCCGCTGGGGCGGGCGCTGTGCCACTTCCTGATCGATAACGGCGACGAACACCATTTGCTGTGGGTCTGCATTCAAGACGACACTGGAGAAATTTGGGTCTGGCCTAACCCTGACGTGCGCGGGCGCCCTAACCCGACAATGAGACGCGAACTTAACACATCCCCAGAACGTGTTAAAAAAACGGGAGAAGGTTAACATGAGCGATGATCTTGTAAAGCGGCTGCGTGAAGATGCGAAAGACCACAGGGCAGTTGCGCATGAAGCTGATTGCGACCCCAAAAAGACTGTTAATTGGCATCATGCTGAAAACGCTGACGCAGCCGCCGACCGCATTGAGAAGCTGGAGCGCGCTTTGGAAAAGATCGCAGTACATCATCGGTACAACGAAGAGATGGCTTCTATAGCCCGCAACGCGCTGGAGGGGAAAGATGACTGAGGGCAGATGGGAGTTTTATTTTGAAGCCCCTAAGGGCACCCGCATTCTGCGCTCGCGCTTTCACGGCATCACCAACTTTGAAGGGGACTTGTGGTGGAGCTACGAGCATAAGAAGTGGCTACCTTTGTCAGAGTGCGGGACAAAAGGAGCCACCACCACTGCCCATTGCCGCTCCTTCAAGGCTTTCAAGAGCCACTTGAAGCGGCATCCAGAGCTTCAAACGGTAAAGACGGTGGTGCTTGCTTCACGGTTCATGGGCCATAACATAACGGCCCTCTGGTTCAAAGAACTGAGAGCCCGGCCATTGGGTCGCTTCGTCGTAATTCGCCGCAAAGCATTGGAGTGGAAAGATGACTGATGATCTTGTGAAGCAGTTGCGTAACAGTGGCTGGTATCTTGCCAAGCCCGCCGCAGACCACATCGAGAAGCTGGAGGCGGCGCTGCGTCTCTACGCCTGCGATTGCAAACCTGACGATGGATGCGGAGTCGAATACTACGATGGCGGCGCTAACTGTGGCCGCACAGCTCAGAAAGCACTGGAGAGAAAAGATGACTGATGATCTTGTGAAGCGGCTGCATAAGGGGCCACTGCGAGACGATTACGAAACGGCGGTGACGATGAGTGAAGCTGCCGACCGCATCAAGAAACTGGAGGCGGCGCTGCGGGAAGTGTTGAGCTGGGTCGATCAGTATTCGTTTGACGCGGCATATGACGATCGTTGGCCTGCAATTGAAGAGCTTGCCCGCAAAGCACTGGATGCAAAATAAATCTTTACACCATTGCGCTGACGTGCGATGGTCCACCGTCAACCAAGGGGAGCCTACCATGACATTCAAAATCGGTATCTGTGAACACGACGCGGTTGCCTACGTCCGCATTCAGATCGCGGCCAAGGCTATTGCTGAAGCGGCGCTGCTGGCCTATTACTGCGAAGGCCGCAAGAAGCAGATGTTCCACGACGAGATGGAGCGTGAGATTGAGGAACTGTTGGTCATTCTAGGCGTTGACGACCGCGCAACCGCAAACGCCATTGACGACGCCACCGAGACCTACCAGTATCAGATCGAGAATTTGCGGGCGGCTCTGCGCGTCATTGAAGACACGCCGCCCCGTGAGATTGAAAGCGCGTGGTGCGTTGCGACCCACGCCCTGCGCGAAGATGATGAACATGCGGCCCGTGCCGCAAAACAGATCCGGTGATGAACCGGATCGTCGGGGCACCCGCCCCGGCGCGTCAGACAGGCTGTCTGACGGTCTAGTCCCTAGTGTTTGTTCGACACGCCCACTTGCCCCCGGTCGCTCACGCAACCGGGGGTCTTTCGTTCCAGAAACTCTGTCAGGGTTTCTTGCCGGGAAAATCGCGCACGTTACCTTCCGCGCTGGCGACAGGCTCTAACAGGTTTCGCAGATAGCTTTTGGTCTGCGACCGCGCCAGATCGGGCGCAGCGTAGATGTGGCGTTTACTGGAATGCTCGAACGATGCGATGCGCCCCATGTCCATCCACCCGGCCTCCTTGAGGGCGTGAAGCAACGCCGCCTGCGGAATCTTGACGCCGCCAGGTGCGCCATTAGTCAGGCTTTCGCAAATCTTGAAGAATGGCGTGGCGACCACGCCGCGCCTAAACTCGCCCGACTTGGCGCGGATCTGGTCCACGATATAACTCTCGGCGATGCTCATGCCGTTCTCAATTAGGTTTTCCTTGAACTCAGTCCACAGGGGCGGCGCTGCCGGATTGAACTTCGACACGTCGCGGTCAGCGAGCCACCGGGCGATGGTTTCAAACCCGCCGGAGCGATACCAGCGCCACATCGCCTGCGCCTCGTCTGCGGGCATACGCCCCGCCGTTGACCAAATGCAAAACCAACGGCGATCAGCGGACGATATTGAGATCGGCACCGGATCGTTCGTAAACGCCAGCACCATCATGCGGTTCACCATGTCGTAAGGGTGCAGGCCCTTGCGGTTGATCGGCAGCGTCTCCGGCGGCGCAGCAATGATGGGCTTGAGCTTGTTGGCGAGGGTGCGCCGCTCCTTGGCGTCGGGCTCCTTCAACTCGTTCAGGATCAGGATCTCCGATTCCAACGCGTACCCCCATTGCGAGGTAAGCCCGTCACTGTCCACCAGACCCCGGTTCTTGAGACCTGGACCGCACACAGACCAGATAAACGGAGCCCACATGGTGTCCTTGCCGGAACCCTCGTCACCGCCGTGCAGGATCGCGTGGTTGACCTTGACGCGGGGGTTCTGGAGCTTAAACGCCATCACGTCGAGGCAATGGTTCAACTCGGCTTCCTCAGGCACCAGCACCCGGCAATGGTCCAGCCACCGGGACACGTCGCCAACGCCCACGCCGGTCAGATCAGGCCGCGCGTCGCGCCAGCGGTTGCCGTACACGTCGCCGTCGCGTGAGACGAGGACGCCGTCACCCGCAGCATAGGTGATGCCGCGCAGCAGGCGGGCGTTGGCGGCGCTGCGGTTCTCGTCGTAACACACGCTGGCCTCAATCCGCCGGGCGCTCTTGCCGGTGACGTGGATGCTCTTGCAGTTGACGTGTCGGAAGATGGCGTTGAAGCTGCCCCGGCTGATCTCGGTGCGGGCGTCCATGTCGAAATAAGCATCGTCTTCCACGATGTAGGCGAAGCGTTCATACCAGCTCGCCTTGTCAACACGTCCGACCTCCTTGCGCTCCACTTCAGCGATGACCTTGGCGGCCTCGTCAGGGAACGCCTCAGTGGGCGACAGCTTGGACATGGCCGCCTGCATATGCTCGGCCAGCAACTCGTCGCGCAGACCTGGCGAGACGCGCGGGCCGCCGTTGTCATGCACCCAAGCCAAGAACGCCTGCGTGTTGAAGCCCTCGCAGTGGCCGTGGTAGCAGCAAAACGAGCGATCCAGAGGCTTGTAGCGGGCTCCGATCTGGCCATCCGTGTGCTCGGCATGGTTGGGGCACACGACGCCCATCCAGCCCTCTGGGTTGACGTGCGACAGCACCAGACCCTTGTCATTAAGCCACTCCAGCACGGTGTCCTTGCCGGTGTCGCGCAGCTTGAACGACAAGACGCGGGCGGTGTCCGCCTCCGCTGGCGTAACGCCCAGCGCCTCGCAGATCTGAGGCAGGGTATACTCACGGTCAGGGTGGAACTCAACCAAACGTGAACGGAAGAGATCACGACCGGGCTTTACATTGACTGATCCGGGAATACGGAAATTACGTACAGGGTTGGTCGCGCCGGGATCCGTGTAGCCGGCCTCCGCAATGGCGGTGATGGCCGCGCTGAACTCGCCCTTGGACGGCTGCTCGGTAAAGCCGTAGCCCCACTGGAACGACCCCTCGCTGGTCTCCATGATCCACGTCGGGGGCAGCGGAGGCACCTTGGACTTGGTGCCAATGTCGTCCAGCATCATGCACAGGACGTAATCGCAATTGGCGGCGCTGGCGCTGGGCTTGCCGTCGAGGAAGCGTGACACCATGAATGAGCCGGTGTTGAGATACCACGCCTCGCCTTCCTTGCGCGGCTTGGTAGGCATATACGCGGGCCAAGTGTACTTAGGCACGCCGTCTGCGTGCATCTGCTGTTCGCCGTCGCGCATGACGGGCTTCTGGCGCACCAGCAGCGCCGTCTCGCCTGCCGGGGCAAGCCCCGTAATGTAATCGTAGAATTGTTGTTCTTGCATGTCCTACCCCTTTTATTTTCCGATAACCGCCAGCATCTGCTGCTCCGACATTTTTCGCGCAGCAATGGCGTCGTCTACAGATGCAAAAGAACCTAAATAGTGCTGGGCGTACCCCACTCGAATGGTGGCTATCCAACATCCGCGATCCGCGCGCCACCGAACGCCCGCAACCCCGCTGCGCGAACCGGTACGCACCTTGGCGTTGTGCATGTTTACCGATTGAGATACATCGCGCAGGTTAACTAAACGGTTGTCGCTGGGGTTGTTGTTCATGTGGTCTATGACGCCGCCCGGCCACGCCCCATGTTCGTACAACCACGCCAATCTGTGAGCTTTGTATAGCTTACCGTCTATGCGGACATTCACATAGCCGTAAGCATCTACCGCCCCTGCAACGGTCCCTCTCCGCGCCGCGCCGCGCGACATTCGCCAATAAAATTTTCCTGTAGCGGGCACATAGGTCAAACATTCTTTGAGACGTTCTTGCGTTAACTCATTCATCGCGATGCTCCGGCAAGTTATTTGTGATACCGTAGCATTACTTCGCCTTCGGCGGCAAGAGGTATATCTTTTCCCCACGCAGGAGGCGTCACCATTATGTTTCGTATTCGTTCGGCGGCGTCTTCCGCCTCAATTGTCGGATGCTCCACAATTATTTCATCGTGGACATGCGCGATAACTTCGAAACCGGCTTCATCTAACCGGCGCAGAGATATGCGAAGCAGATCGTGCGCGGTCGCCTGCGTGACGTTCTCGCAGGCCAGACCACGCCATAGGCGGGCGCGGGGCCATTCCTTGGCGTCTGCGGCGGGCTTCCACGCCGCCTTGGCGTAGGTGACGCCGTCTTCCTCCAATCGAGCGTATGGGTAGCAAAGAATGCGCCCAGACGGCAAAGCGTACCAGAGGTGGACGCCGTCGAACAAGTAAGTTATGCGCCCGGCGGTAAACTCTTTCCCCTTATGGCGCATGGCGGCGGTGTAGCACCGCTCCAGACCTTCCCAGAACGGCATCGCCCACGGATTAGCGCGACGCCACCCGTCCACCATGCGCTTGGCCTCAGGTTCAGGCAGCAACAGGCCGTAGATGCGGCCCATCGCAGCGAACGCGCCGACGCCGCCCCCAAAAGAACACGCGAGTTCCTGGACCTTGCCGACCTGGCGCTGGTCGCCCGTCACCTCGGCGACCGGCACACGAAAGGTTGCCGATGCGTTCACCTTGTAAACGTCGCCGCCGTTGCGGAAGATGTCCAGTTTGTCGTCGCCCCGACCAGACAGCCACGGATTGACGCGCGCTTCGATGGACGACCAATCGTAAATGATTAGACTGTTGCCGCGCTCGGGCAAAATCATGGGGCGCAGCATCTGCTTTAGCACATCCGTAACGCGCTTGCCGTACTGCGGGACGATCTCGTTGCCCTGCGTCATCGCAGCGCGAACTAGTTCAGGTTCCTTCGCACACTTGCGAGGGAAGTTTTGCAATTGCAGTCCAAAGCTCGAAGCACGGCCCGTTGCTGAACCCCCAGAAAAGACAAACGCCCCACGCACTCGTCCATCATCTGCGTCAGCAAGATTAGCTGCGCGTTGAAACTTCGCGACTGATGACGCCCATAGGTCGTCCGCACATTGTATGACCTCAGCGACATCGGGCGGCACTTCATCGGGGTTTTCTCCAGCAAGAATTAAAAGGTTGCCGCGCACGGACTTGTCGATAGAATACTTGGCCTCGCCGTCCTTGTAGATCGTCATCAATTCCAGCGCCTGCGGCCCGACGCGGTCCAGCACCCACTGGCGCATCTTGGGACTGCGGACGCTGGTGATCGCGCCCTCCGTCACCTCACGCACGATCTGCTGAATCTCGTCCAGCTCCTCAGTCGCGTAGCGCACGGCAGCGTTGCACAGCGCGACATCGACGCGAACGCCTCGGTCGTTGATGCGCTCGTTGACGTGGTAATCGGCCAGCTCGTCCGCAGACAGGTCACGCATACCCTTGCTGATCGCGCGCATGGCACGGACGTCTTGTTCGCAATAGGCAATCATCTCGTCCATGAGCGTCTGATCTTGGCGGAAGCCCCCGTCAGCCTGCGGGACGGACAGCAAACGAATCAGTTGCGAGCCCCGGTGGTCTTTCTTCATGGACGCGCCAGCAAAGCGCCCCACGTCCTCCAGCGAGCCGGGCGCGCAGTTGGCGCGCGCCTGCGCCGCCGTGCAATAGAACTGCGCCAGCTTAGGTTCAGGGATCTTGTGATCGGGGCACAGCACGAACCAGAAGATCAGGCGCTCGAACGCAGCGTTGTGCGCGCGGATCTGGCCGGTGTGGTTGGCGACAGCGGCGGGGAACGGCTGACCGGGCACCCAGGTCATCACCTCGTCGTCATCGAAAGCGTAGGACATGCAAAGCACCTGAGTGCTCAGATCTTGGGCGTAATTGTACACGCCCCGCGAAGGCAAGTCGCACTTGCTCCGCGTCTCGAAATCTAGCCAGAGAATTTTCATGGGCTTTAGATACTCACGGGCGCCAGCGGGGGGAGGAACCACTGGCGCCCGCTTTCACTCCTCCTTACGCGCTGCGACGACGGCGACGCGACTCAGCAGGAGCATCGTCCGACGCGGCTTCCGCCGCCTCGGTTTCCGCAGCCGCACCATCCATCCCGACCCACTCAATAATTTCGAAGACGGGGGTATAGATGCGACCGTAGGACTTGTGAACGTAGTGTTCTTTCTTCAGGCGCACCACGGGAACCGGCTTGGTCTGGTCCTTATCGACCTGGGCAGCGATGGCGAGCGCGAGCTGCTGCACCGCCTTCTTGCCGCCCACGGACGTGACCGTGTAACGGCCTTCCAGATCCTTGTCCTCGCCAGACATGCACTTGAGGGACAGACCCACCTGCACCTCCCAACCGCGCTTGGCGGCGGGCGGCGCAACGTCGAGTTCAGGCAGCGGCTGCGACACCGGCACCATTTTTTCGCCAAGCACCTCACCTTCGCCCCAAGCAATAAAGCCGTGGACAAAGCTGAAAGGATTGATGGCCCAAGTCGCGTCGTCCTCGACTTCGGTCTGATCCGCGCCGAACACCCAATGGCCGGTCTTGTCCATCTTGATGATGACAGAACCCGCGCCGTCAGGCACCCCGGCGTTGATCGAACGCAGGCTCGAAGCAAGCGACTGAACGGAGGGAAGATTAGCGTTACCGAAGGCTGTAAGATTTGACATTACTGTTTCTCCTTAGACGAGTTTACCAAGAGCGGCGGACAACTGTGCGCCGATCTGCAACACCGCTGGGCGAGGATCATCCTCGGGCGCCAACGTGTTACCCGATGAGACAGCGACGACGTGATCCGCAGGCAGCGCGAGCTTGTGCTTCTTCAACACTTTCTCGGCTTGTGCAGGACTTAACAACTTCGTCTCTGTCAATTCCTTTACATCGAGCCCCAGATCGCACATGGCGTCAAGGGCCTTTCCTTCATCCATCCACTGGCGCATGGCGCGCTTGGGGACAAGCTTGTAGCCGGGCACCGGCAGGCCAGCCTCCAGCGTCTGCATCGCCAGCGCCCGCACCTCCTTGATCCAGTTTTCCAACTGATCCGCCATCTTGAGGTGGTCCGACACGCTGGCGACATCGACGCTCTTCAGCGCGGCGACCATCGCCCGGTCAGCAGCGCCGGTCATGATGGGGCAGATCGCCTTGGCGGCGCACCAACGGCACCAATCACCCTGCGCCAGCGGCGCGTCAGGACGCTGGGCAACCTTGACCGCCTGCATCAGTTCTTTCTCAAACAGTTGGATGCGGCGCGGGGTCGTCTCCCAACGCTTGACATAGGGCGGCTGCACAATAACCAGTTCAACCTTGGTTGCGTTTTCGAACGCCCATTGCGCGGCGGGGGTCCGCATGGCCGCAGCGGCGTAAAACATAAGCTGGGAGTTTTCTTCGACATCGACGGCGACGCCATCGCCAAACTTCCAATCGACAATGTACGCCGTGTCGCCAATGCGACCGACAATGTCGGCGGACCCGAACACGCCGGGCAGCAGATCGCCAAACCCAACGACCACCTCGGTCTCGTATTCCATGATCTTGTCGGGGTCGATCTCATTCAGCGCAGCCAGCGCGGGCAGCAGCTTGTTGTCGATCAGATCCTGATCGAGCGTCACGTCCGCATGGACAGCGCCAAGGAAATCTTGAGGCGTCGCCTTGCCGTCCAGCACGTCCGCGATGACGTTGTGGAGCAGGGTGCCGGTGTCGGCGTAGACGCTGGATGGCTTGGGCGGCATCTGGGCGACGAGCGCCACGGAGCCAGGGCAGTTGATGACGCGTTTGGCGGTGGACCCGCCGACAATGCTGGAATGTTGAGCCATTAGATTACCTCAGTGGACTGTTGACGAATCAGACACTAGACATTCTTTTACGAACATGCAATACATTTTTTTATGATTCACTATCACGGCCTCCCCATAACGCCCGCTACCGCCGCCGCTAAGGCTGTTAACGCAGGCCATGCGTTTGTAAGTTTTCGCCACCCCGATCAGTTGCCGGTGGCGGTTGAAGTGTGTCAATCGTTTGCTGTTGATAACGGTGCGTTTTCCGCATGGAAAAGTGGACACCCGGTGCAAGATTGGTCTGCGTTTTACGTTTGGGCGTTGCAATGTCAACGCATACCCTCTTGTGATTTTGCCGTTATTCCTGATGTTATTGACGGCGACGAAGAAAGTAACGACGCGCTTCTGGATGCTTGTCCGTTGCCCCCTTGGTTTGGTGCGCCGGTCTGGCACATGCACGAATCACTGGACAGGTTAGAACGTCTCGCGTTGCAATACCCGCGCATTTGTCTAGGCAGTTCCGGTTCTTACGCTTCGGTAGGTTCGCCCGATTGGTGGAAACGTATCGACGAAACTATGCGCGTTGTCTGCAATCGAAACGGCGAACCGCTAGTGAAATTGCACGGCTTGCGTATGCTTAACCCCAAGGTTTTTACAAAACTTCCCTTGAGCAGCGCCGACAGCACCAATATCGGACGCAACGTAGGGATAGATAAAGCTTGGTCTGGAACGTACACGCCGCCCAGCAAAGAAGTTCGCGCTCAAGTGATGCGCGCTCGAATAGAATCTCACAACGCGCCTTGTCGCTACGAATATATGGAGAAATAACATGATCTTAGGTTTGGCTTTGGTGGTATACGCAAGCGCAATTATTGGGGCTAATTTGTTAGTGGCAATTTTTGGCCCCGTCATAACGCCGTTAAATGCGTTTGTATTGATAGGTTTAGATTTAGCGTTGCGTGATTGGTTGCATTTGCGTTTGTCCCCGCAACGCATGGCGCTGCTTATCGTTGCTACTGGCGGTGTGTCGTATCTGCTAAATTCGACTGCTGGCGTCATCGCCATTGCATCTGCCGCGTCATTTATGATTGCCGCGTTGGCAGATTGGTGGGTGTTTGCAAAATCGCAAGGCAGTTGGCAACGCCGCGCAAATCTTTCAAACGTCTGCGGAGCTGCGGTGGATAGTTTATTGTTCCCCACGTTAGCTTTTAACGCGCTTATGCCAGAAATCGTGCTGGCGCAATTTATTGCAAAAACAGTGGGCGGCAGTCTTTGGACGTTAGCGATTAATTATGCGCGAAAGTGAGGTTGAAACTTATTTTGTGTGGGCCGTCGTGTTGCGCGGGGGCACCACTTACAAGTTCAAATCGCCTACGCAGCGCGGTGTGGCCGACCGGATCGCATGTATGCCGGACGGTCAGACGTGGTTTGTGGAACTTAAAACCAAGGGCGGGCGTCTCGCGCCGCTTCAGAAGATCTTTGCTGCGGACATGCAGCATCTGGGGCAGCGATACGCTTGCCTCTGGTCCAGAGAAGGGGTGGACGAATGGGCCTCACGTTACGACCTTACCAAGAACAAGCCGCTGACTTCCTCTTCGAACGAGACCGCGCAATGATCCTAGCCCCGGTGGGCGCAGGCAAGACGGCTATCACGCTGACGGCCATGACCGAGCTGATCGCGGAGGGGCACGTCAAGCGATGGCTGGTGTTGGCCCCCAAGCGCGTCTGCACGGACGTGTGGCCGGTCGAGCAACCCAAGTGGGCTCCAGACTTTGAGATCGCCGTAGCCGTTGGAACGCCAGCGCAGCGTCAAGCAGCGTTTGACAGCGCCGCGCCCATCGTTGTGACCAACTACGACAACATCCAGTCCTTGCCAGATTTGTCGGGCTTCGATGGCGTTGTTTTTGACGAACTGACGCGGCTTAAAAACCCCAGTGGCAAACGTTTCAAGGCGCTGCTGGCGCACCTCGACAAGATCCCGTTCCGGTGGGGCCTGACGGGCTCGTTTACATCCAACGGGCTTGAGGACGTGTTCGGTCAGTGCAAGGTCATTGACCAGACGCTGTTGGGCCGGGCCAAGGGCGCGTTCCTCCAGAAGTACTTCGTCTGTGTCAACCGCGACTTCGGCGACTGGCAGCCGCGCAAGGGCGCGCTGGAACAGGTCATGGACGCCATCCGCCCGGCAACCTTCGTGCTGGAGCCAGGCGAGTACAGCGACAAACTGCCGCAGCTACATGTTGTGGAAATGCGCTGCGACATGGCCGACCGCAAGCCCTACGAAAAAATGAAGCGCGATTTTGTGCTGGAATACGGCGACGACCGGATTATTGCGGCGAACGCCGCCGCCGTGACGAACAAGCTCCAGCAGATGGCGTCTGGGTTTGTCTACGACAGCAAGACGGAAGCATCACTAGAGCCAGGTAAATTTCTCCAGAAACAAAAAGCGATTTGGATTTCCGCGCACAAGTTTGAATTGATCGAGGAAGTCCTGAACGAGAACCAGCGCGCCAACACAATCATCGTCTACAACTACAAGGAAGAGCTGGCCGAGCTGAAGCGCCGCTACCCGCTGGCGCGAACGATTGACGACTTCAACGCCATCCAACGGTGGAACGCAGGCGAGATTGAGCTGCTGCTGATCCACCCCAAGTCGGCGGGGCATGGCCTCAATCTCCAGTTCGGCGGCTGCAAGATCATCTTCTTGTCCATGCCGTGGTCGTTGGAGCTGTTTGAGCAGACGGTGGGGCGGCTGCACCGCAGCGGCCAGACGAAGGATGTATGGTGCTATTTGCTGATCTGTAATAAAACTATAGACGAACGGATCTGGACCGCGCTTCAGGACAAGCGGGCGATTTCAGACATAGCACTTGAGGAATTGAAAGCATGAACTGGCGCGAGATCAACAAGGCGTTGCCCGATTTGAACGAGGACGCTGTCCTGCGTCTGCTGGACGAGGAACGCAAGGGCGAGCAGCGCGTCACGGTGCTGGTGCGCCTGCACCAACGCTACACGATGCTGCGGGCGGCGCGGGAGCGCATGGAGATCCTTGGCGATGTTGAGTTTCCCAAGGTGATGGCGCTTACTTAGCGCACCACCCTTCGCGGCGGGCGTTGTTCTGCTTGACCTCGATGATGGTGCCCGTGGTGTCCTTGGACGACCACGACACGTCTTTCCAGACGGTGCAGACCGCCGCGTTAGTCTCGACGGTGCTTGTCAGGGTCACGCACCCGGTCAGGGGACAGATCAAGAGCATCAGAAGCGCCAACCGCATTGCGTGTTCTCCGTAGCACGTCCGCCGTCGCAGCAGCTTCGATCTCAGCCACCGCGTCTGCGCGGATCTTAAAATAGACGCCGCTCAAAACGACTATGGCGATGAACGCCATGATGGCGTAACGCCCGACCGGCGTGAACAGCAGGCTAAACACCGTGCTGATCCATGTTCTTCTTGCGCCAGTACCAGATAGCGGCACCAAGCCCCACGACAGCCGCCATAGCAACAAAGTTTGGGTTGCTGAGTAGACCAGCGAATTGATCCGCCACGTCAACCGCGTCTTTCGCTTGCGCAGTGATTTCTTTAGCCGCGCCCAAACTTCCGATGCCTGCCGTGAGTAGCGCCGCGTTACCTTGTTTGCTGACTGCCATAGTTCTTTGCGGCGGAGCGTCAGGTGTTGCACGGTCCTCTTGCTGATCATGCGCGTATCCTGAACGTGCGATCCACCAATTTATCTCGGCCTGTCTGCGCCGCACAAGCCCTGGCAATTCCCTGCCGCCGCCTTTGGTCCATTTCATCAACTCGGCGGGCACTGCGTCAAGCTGGCCTGAGTTTATCTTTTTCAGCATTGTCGAAGATTTTAGGTTTCCGACGCCCGCATTGTAGGCGAAGTCCACCAGAGTATCGAATTGATTCTGGGTCAGTTTGACTTTGACCAAATCCATCACGGCGATTTCAAACTTAACAAGATCGCGCTTCAGGATCGCGTCAGCGTCCGCCTGCGTGATAATCATGCCGTTTACAACTTGGGGAGCGCCCGCAGCCGAGGTGTGACCGTAGCCAATGGTGCAGACGCCTGCGGGGCAACGGTACGCCTTCAGCTTGCAGCCTTCAAACTGTTTCACAAGGATCTCGATGGCAGGCGGGCTCATCTCCATCACTTGTCCGCCTTCCCATCCAACTTGTCGTAAATGCGCTGGAACATTGTTTCGATGTGTTCCATGCGCTTGTCCATGTCAAACCGGCTGACGTAATTCTTGGGCAGGTCTACCTCCAAACTATGAAGGTCTGATCTCAATTCCTTAACCGCGCCCCAGACCTCCCGCGCAAACCAGCCGCCGATGGCGATGGCCGAGCCGCCGACAAAGTTCATAAGTGTTTGCGTGGCCATTACCGTTCCACATTCGGATTAGAGAGCATTTGAGACGCAGCAATACCTGCAGGCCGCGCGCCGTAGCGGCTAAACAAAGCATTTCGCGTTTCGCGGGCGGCTTGCGTCTGCAACGCTTTGGCGACCGTCTGTTCGGCCAACACAGGATTGGACAACTCCCGCGCCAACTCAAGCGCAAGTTTGTCGTTTACCGCGCCGGTCAGTTTTTTGAATATGTAATTTACTGTAGACGCCGTCATCGCGCCTTTACCCGTAATGGCCGCCGCAACCTTAGTCGCGCCGGGAACGGCTACAGCGCCCGATACAAGGTCTTGTTTACCGCCAGCGCCCGCCGCCGCAAGACGTTGATATTCCGCCGCTCGCGCAAGATCGTCACGCACCGCGTTGACGGCGGTCAACTGCGCGGGGCTTAGATTGCGGGTCAATTCGTCAATGCGTTTTTGTACCGCAAGAGCATTAGCGCCCGGCGGCAATGGAGGGGCCAATTTGTTGCCGCTGGCGGTTGCAAGTTTTTGCACTTCTTCCAAACGTTTTGCGTCGTCGCCAATCTGCGCGAACTTGTTCTTCAAGCCCATTCCAGCGTCATCAAGAATAGCCAACGGACGCGCGTACTCTTTCATAAACGCGGCGTGTTTACTGGAATCCACCGCGCCGGTTGCTGCGTCCGTTACTTTTTGGCGGTACAGATCTTCAATGCCAGATCGCGCGATCTTGGTGGCGTCCGCGTTTCCGCCAAACAGATTGACAAATTGTTTGGCCTCTGTCGCGCCGCCGGGCGTAAAGTATTTTTTGATGACATCTTCGGCGCGGATTTTATCCTCGCTCCACGCACCCTTAGCGGTCACCTGCGCGTTTACGCCTTCCTTAAAGCGCGGCGCATATTCAGTGCGGTACAGATTAACGGCTTTTGCGTACGCTGTCTTTGCCTCTTCCGGCAACGTTGTGCTGCTACCGACAGCGTCGTCTATGGCCTTATGCAATTGCCGCAACTCGCGTAATTTGGTTGCTTGCGCCGGGCTGGCGTTGGCGACATCCGCGCTGGCAATGTCCTTATTTATAGCTTTGCGAAGCGCGTCCAGTTCCTCAAGCGTTGCCACGGAAGGCGCGTTAGCGCCCGGCTGCGTGTACCCGCCGCGTTCACCTAAAGGTACAAACTCTTCCGTAGGTTTGCCTCTAAGTTTCAACAATTTCTTCACAATGTCGGGCTGGTCAGGCACGTTAATTTCGGCCAACGGTTGCCCAAGAATGTCTTCCGCTTTATTGATGACGTTTCCGATGTCAACTTTAGCGTCAGGCGCAATTGCGAAAGCGTCGTCGTACGCTTTTGTGATTGCAGGTTTGAGCGCGTCTTTCTCTTTTTTGGCAATTTCTTTCAGCCCGGCACCGATGGCGTCAGGATTTTCGGTCACCAAACCGCTGTCAATTCGCCGTGTCAACGCATCAATTTTCTTTTGCTTTGCAGCTTCGGCAACGCTCTGCACCCGCGCCTCTTGTGCAAGACGCGCTTGATTGGTCTGGGCTTCTTGCGCCGCTCGTTCGGTAGCGAACGCAGGTGTGCTGCGAACGTCCTCAATGCCCGCCGAAAGTTTAGCCAGTCCTACCGGCGCGGCTACCTCACCTAAATGAGGCGCAGTTCCTGGAGTTATAACGGCTTCGGGCGACCGCAAAGCGTTAAGGACATCTTTGCCTTTGCCTTCCATCCAACTAAGAAGCTGATTGGTTTTTGGGTCCATTACGCGGGTAGCGTAATTGTATGCGCCCTTG